TCATCTTCTTCGTTACCGTAAGGCATGCGATAGTATTCACGCAGAGCCGTTTCGCGTTCTTGTCCTAGCTGACCATGCACGTAATGCGCAGCATCGTCCTCTTTGCGCTGCAATAGCGCCAGAAGATCGTCATCTGTCATCTTTTCATTCTTCATGCAATTGTCCGTGTTCTATATTTAATCGGCTTGATTGAGCCTGAATCGTTTGTCATGCCATCTACAACCAAAGCCAAATAACGGAAAGCATCAGCGCCATGACTGTATTCATCATGTAGCGGTGAGCCTGCTTCGTTCGTTGCTTTGTTTATTTGTCGTCTGTAACGCTTCAAGCACTCAATAAGTCGTGCTGTCTTGTTCTTGTCGAAGTACATTCGACTGAAAGCCATGCGAGCAGCTTTGATGCCGCCTTCTATGTCCATTTGCGGAATACGTTCTACTGTCAAGCCAAGCGCCTTAACTATTTCTTCTGCGCTCTTGCCTGTTTTAAAGTCTTTCGAGAATCCATCATGCGGTAAGTAGCTAATCCCAAGATTAAGATTCTTGTTCTTTAGCTCCATCACATAGGAATCAAGCGTTCTATGACTATCTTCGATGTACTCAATCACTCTCAGTTCAGACGCTACACGTTGAGCCAAGATGATCGACATTGAGTCGTTCCAGCCCAAGTCCCATATTGCATGCACCTTGAGCATTGGGTCGTAAGGAACGTCCCTGATTCGCTGCTCAGATTCGGCCGTAGCGACTTCGTTGTAATAGATCGCACCTGTAACCGCTGGTTTGCACTCACCTTCCCAGATGTTCTTGTAGCCTTCTGGGTCGCGCTTTAAACTGTCTTGTCGCTCTTTCTCTAGCACCTCGGGGAACCAAGGATTGTCACGCCAGTTCATGATCACTGAAACGCAATCATCAGGAGGCGAAACAACAAATCTTTGGTGCGTTGGGTCAGTGTCCAATTCAGGGTTATATGTAACCCAAATCTCTGAGCCAGCAGTACGAATAGTCGGGATCAAAATATCCCATGATCGCTTGCTAGTGTTCTGACCTTCTTCCACCCAAACTTTAGTACAGCCCTCAAATGATTTGATACTGTCTGCTGTTTGATCTGACAAGCCAGCAAAAAAGAACCGTGTTCCGTTCTGCCCTCTTATCTCTGTCTCAAGCACCTCGTAGAAGTGACTAAGGCCGAGCGCCTGTATTTGATCCCGAATCAGTTGATGCACTGATTGCTTGATTGACTTCTGAATCTCACGAGTACATAAGACACGTTCAGGCTTTTGCAATCCAAGAATCAGCAATGCCCGAGCAAAGCCCCATGACTTACCGCTTCCCCTGCCGCCCCTTGCTACCTTGTACCGCGCAGGCTTAAAGAGGAATGCAAGTTTCTCAGGGAACTCGCAATTAATTTCCATCTGGCGCAACTAAAGTAATGGTGATGCCTTTGATTAAATGCTCACCGTTCTCACCTGCACCGTTCACCTGTAGAGGCAACAACTTAGGATAAATCGTTCCCCAGAACACACGCTCATTGCTTGGATCTTCTTTAACCCAATCAACCAATCGAGCGGTTCCGCCTAGTTCATGCGCAGCTTGTGCAATTGCTTCTTTTGCTGACTGAGTAGTTTTATTTAGCGCACCTTTTGGCCTTCCCATTCCAGCAGCAGGAGGTTTCCGTTTTGCACTATCCTTTACTATTTTATTGTCAGTCATACGTTTTCAGGGTTCCTCGCGGAGTGTCCTGCCTACAGAATAAAAAAAGCCCCGAAGGATCGAGGCTAAGCCCACTAAGGAGAGAAGTGGGAGGGGAGAAAAGAAAAAAGCCAGCGACCGAGAAACTCCCAATCCAAACTGGCTTTATATTCTTTAGTGCGAACGAATCAACACTATATATTTACCATCATATTAGTTCTAACACATCACATCAAATACTATTTAGTCTTTACACTTGTCCGAACATGCGCCAACTAAGTATCTTGTATATATCGCCTAGCTTTGTACAGAAAACGCTTCGACTAATTCCAATAGCTTGAGCCTTTGTCTTTTGCGGCTTTCGGTCAATGTACTCTAACGATAGTATGCGCTTGAAGTCAGGATGCAATGTATCTTCTATGATCTCGTTCAACCGCTTAATATCCTCTGGTATCGTGTCCACCATCGTCTCAGTGGATCGGCTTGTCTGTACTCGCTCTACCACAAATGAACATGTGCGAGGAAAGCCACGGTCTGGCAAAGGCTTATAGTAATGCGCCCATACATTGAGCAAGTCTTTGATTCTGTCTAGATTGCTTGTCTCTGTCATGCTTCCCCCTCTGGTAGTTCGTATTCCACCTGATCTGTTAGCCAGCGCACAAATTCATCGTGAGACTGCACTTCCTCTTCCTCGTCATTTGTCTGACACACTCCGACCCCATATTTCCCTGTTTTGTAGTGAATTAAGCAGATTCTGTACTGCTGCTTTTTTGGTTCTGGCTTGATGCGAAAACTTTCTGGCGATTTAAACGTAACAATCGTCATGTCACCTCCAAGACTATCAACCCATCTTCCTGAAAGCGTTTTACTTTGCAGCGTCTTACCATCTGCTACCGCTTGAATCAGTGGAAGCCATGCTTTTGCTTGTTCTTTGTTCATTTCTTGGACTCCAAAAGTTTTCTTGCAGTCAAAATGCTTTCAATCGCTGTGCTTTGTAGCTTTATCGTCTCTCTCGCTGCTTGCAATTGATCCCAAAGCATTTGAACATCTTCTTCTAGATACAAATGCTGCCCGTAACAATCTCTATATGCGTATTGCGGCCTGCTTATAGAACCGTCTCCAAAATCATTTTTATCTGGGTGTCTTACTCGGCAAATAGATTGTATGTGTCCAACGTGTTTTGGAACAAAGTTATTCATAGTTTGCCCTCAATCTCAATTGCTTTTAAACCAGCCGCAATAATTACGCAAAAATACAGCAAAGCTACTGACAACAAAGTTGGTGGAAATGTCCATTTCGAGTCATCCAATGATTTCAACCAATCACATAAAAAAGCCCCAATCCATATCGCAAATATGACTACAATTGGCCTTAATGAGTATTTAAGATATTTCACAATGGCCCTTTCTCTGTTTTGAAAGTTTCTTCACCATCAAACACTCCATCAACAATCTCTTTTGCCTGTGTTTTTGTCGCCCCAAGATACTTAATCATGTTGACCACTAGCTTTGCTTTCAACTCACTATTGCTCAGCGCTGCTTTATACCCTGCTTTAAAAATTCCTCTTACAGACCAATCGCCATCTGGACTCTTACAAAATTCACGATATAATTTTTCTGGGTCACTCATAGCTCAAACTCCTTATAAATTGAATCAAGTTCTTTAGAGGCTAAAAGCAATTCTTGTTGAATCTTGCAAAGGTTTGTCCAGCCTTTTATGTTTTCTTTTAATTGTCTGTTTTCTTTCTTTAGCCGATCTATTTCTTCTGTTTTTTCCTTAATCGCTTGCTTCACTAAATTTTCGATTTCATTTAATTTTTCAATTTGTTCTTTTTTGCCTTGGAAATGATTATCGTCACATGCAAAAGTAGGGTAATTAAAGATGCTCATGCTCCCACCGCTTTCCGCTTCAATATATCCAAAATGCCGTTGGCAATATTCTGTTTTTTTTCAAGAACTTCATTCTTTCGATCTTCTATTATTTTTATAATGAGAGCGGTAATAGGGCTTGCGTCAATTGTCAATTCCACTTGGTTTTTCGATGTAGCATCACAAAGAATCACCGTTCCAATTGCTCGACCAGATGGGAACCCGCAATAATCAATAAAAAATTGAATTTGCTTATCTTTTTCAGTGATGACAATTGACCGCTCTGAAATTTCATGACTAAAATTTTCAAGATTTTTCAAAATCTTAAATATGTCTGATTTTTGTTTTTCGGTTGCATTGCTCATACACTCACCTTTATAAATAACGAAGCAACATAAAAACCAGCAGCAAATTCAAGGCTCGTCAAAAGAACAGAAACATAGTAAGCATTATCGAAATTCATCTTTACTTTGTTTTCAAAAAATTTAAGATGCCTATTTATGCATAGCTCTAAGCACCAAAAAAATATAACAACACATGACAACAATAAAAAACCTAATACGCCTATGCCTAAGATATTATTCATACGCTCACCACTCCTTTCACATCAATCCGCTTCTTGTATAGTTCTGGTGTCATTGGTGTAAATGGCTTTACCCACTTAGGAACAGGCTTTTCTAACTTGTCGCACACGCCATAGGCTTTTCTGCCATCTGTCGCGCATCGAGTTGTAACTTGTGGCAAGTCTTTCAAATACGCTGTAGTTTCTTTGATCGGCAAATCACAAGCACGAGCAATTGTGCACACTCTTGAGAACTTGCCTTTTCTATCTACTAGAAATTTCAATACCGCTTCTTTTTCGTGTGTCATACTATGTGCCTCGGATCGGTTGCTAATGGGTCGATTGCTGGAAATGATGTTTGTGACGAGACAAACTCTTTCGGTGGATCGCCCTTGTAGAATTTAACTTCTTTCACATTTAAGTTTTCTCGGGCTGCATTTAAAGCTATTCGCAGCTTTCTATTCTCTATCGCTAATTCAGCCGCAACAGCAGCCAATTCTTTCTCTGTTTCTGTTTGCAGTTCTAGAACTTTCATTTAATCCCCTTTAATCTCTTTCTTTCCTCAATCAGCTTTGGCCTGAGTTCGTCTTGCTCTGCCTTTGTTAGTCGCTTTGCATACTCTCGCAAACGATTTGAAGGCATCTGAGCAAGCCTTCGCAAGACGCAGCAATCCTCGTTTGATGTGCGCCCCGCGTTTGTCTCGCACCATTCACAAATCATCTCTAACGCCTTGCGCTTCTAATGCAAATTTCCTTGCAATCATTGGCGCGTGTTTGTTCTTGAGTACCTTGTCGATCCATGCTCGATGATCTGAGCGCGGTTTAAGTATTTTCGACACTCCTAAGTCCTGCATTACCTTCTCTGCGTTCTTGCGTGAGTTCGGTGACTTAGGCGCTTCTAGCTGTAGCGTTGGCGCTGGTATCGGTTCCCATTGCCCCTTTGCTAGTTGCGCTTTTAGTGCTGATTCCCACGCTGGTTTGATCACTGAGTAAGTCTGGTTAAGTAGTTCAAACGTCAAAGGTGTAGCAGCCCAAAATATCGCTGGATGACTCCACTTACCTACCTCACCTCTGCTGCGCTCTGTAACCCCTGCTAATGCTTCGTAATACGCCACTAGCAAATCAATCTCAGGCTTACACATCTGCACAAACTCAGGCAAAGAAGGAGGCCAATCACGTTTCATGAGTCCGTCATAGCCGCGCTTCAAATCTTCGCGGGTCAGCTTGCCCATTTCTTCTGCCCATAAATCCTTCACTGCCTGAATGTCTGTACCCTTCCACATATCGACAAACTTGTTTCCGTACAATGCTGACATGCGCTTAAACAGTGATTCCACCCAAGTAATCGGAACGGGGTTAGATGTCGATGATGTTATTTGCATCTTGTCGCCCTCCTGTTAGCTGTTCTAAGGCTAAGCGCCTTGATTGTTCTTTTGATGATTCAAACGGTTTATAAGTTGGCTTCGCTCTTGCTCTTGCCACCCAATTGCGCCAAGTCCTAGACCAATTTGCTTTTTCCCCTGCCTTCATTGGCTGCGCTAGCCAGTAAGTACGGAATTGCAATATGACTTCTCGCACGTTCAAATCTGGCCTGTTAGCCTCGCAGAACAAATAGTCCTCGTCGCTTGGTTGCCAGTCTGGGGTGATTCTTGTCCTAGCCATTCACGCACCCCGCTTAATCAAGCAATATTCAGTAAAGCGCTTTTTGTTCTTGCTCACTGTGATGTGTGCGAACTGCCAGCCTTTGCGCTCCATTTCCCGTATGCGTTCACTCAGGCGCATGATTTTGTATCGGGTGAAAGCTTCAATCTGGCTAATACTTCCAGCGCCTAGAAAGTGCGCTTTGATCTGCTCTTTTTGTGTCATGGTTGCACCTCTGGATTCTTAGCAAGACCACGCCAAGGACGATTTTGGTCTTGTGAATCTTTGCCTCCTGTTTCTGCAACACATTGAGACACCGAATCAAACCCACCATATTTCCAAGTTCCTTCTTTAAAAATCCAAAAAGCGACATTTTTAAAATATGATTTCCTCTGATACACACCATCACGCACAGGCTTTACACTTCCATCAAACCACTTGGTTAACTTTGGTTTCTTTGTTACACTTCGCCTTGTCATGTTTCTCTCCTTAGTTGCTTAGCCGTTGGCGCGGTCTAAGCGGTTAATTACTACCCTAGTCTCTCCACCTTTACGAATCTCTCCTTTCGTAATGTGTAAATCTTCTATTTGACTGTCATCAATCCAAACTCCCGCATGTGTTAGCGCGTCTTGTAACGCTTTCAGTAAATTGTCTAAGTCTCGCTTTCTTCTGTCTGGTGGAAATACTCTGATTACTACCTGCACTGCATCCTCAAAAGTATCTGCACCTGTTACCGCGACTTCATCAGCTACCAGCTTGCGAAACTCTTTTCCCGCTGCTTTGATGTATCGCGTTTTTCCTCGCACACCGTAGTAGTGGTTAATCGTCGGCGGAAATGGCAAAGTCAGGCACAGCATCAAACACCTAACTTTTCTTGCACAATCTCAAGCAATCGAAACTCGCTATAGCCGTGCATTTCTTCAAATTCATCACGCCCCATCGAATGAACGCCCGTTTTTCCTGTGTGATGCTCTACACAAAGCGGTATTGTCATTAAGTGACTAGTTCTACCCCATCCATGACGCGCTCTTGCGTGGTGTACTTGCGCTGGTGTGTCTTGATGCCCGTAGATGTGGCTACAAACAATGCAACCCATTTCTGCAACCTTTTGCATGTGGCGCTTTTCTGCCGCTGTAGATGTGCGCTTCATAATGTTTTCGCTTCATATCTGCGAGAACTCTCAATTGTTCTCCATGCTTCAATCTTGGCTTGAGCCGCTACCAACTTCCAGCGCAATTCTTCTTCGATCTTGATTGCATCCTCAAGGCCTAATAAGTGCTGTTTGTATTTTGCATGTGCGTATGCGTCACGCTCTTGTGTTGCTGATGATTTCGCGCCAGCTTGTTCTGATTCGATCATCAGTTGAGCTTTTAGCGTCTTGCGATATTCTTCAAGATAAGCACGATTGGCTTTTGCAGTCGCATAGGCCGCAGCGTTATCTCGTAAGAAGTCGAGACAGCGAAAGATGTTGATTTCTGCGTCAGTAGTCATAACAAAGACTCCTGCACTTGCTTGATAGGCTCAGGCTCAAACAACTTACCTTGTGCTGCTGCTTGCTCTATACGCTTGCATGCAATCTCAAAATACTTTGGTTCGCGTTCTATACCTATGAACTTGCGCCCCATCTGGATAGCTGCAACACCTGTTGTTCCGCTTCCCATGAATGGATCTAAGATTGTTTGCGGATCAGGCTTGCATTGCTCAATGCACCAAACCATAAGCGGGAGAGGCTTTTGTGTCGGATGCGCTTTTCCTTCTGTTGCGAGTTGCGCCCTTGCGTAGCGAAACGTCTTTGGCGTGATTGGTTTACTAACCCATGCAAATTCACTGTCAGCAAGTGAAAAGCCTGATTGCATCTTGTCCCAAATAAGATAGCCGCGAGATGGCGGTAAATTAAAGTAATTCCCACCCCATAAAATTGATATTTCACCGCACTCTACAATTTTTGAAATAGTCGATTCTTCTGGAGCGGAGTTATCCCAACCAGCATCACCATTCCAAAGTTTGCCGCCACATGATGCGAATCCACCTTCCTTATCCCATTTATGTCCAATCCCATAAGGAGGATCAGTGATAACAGCATCAACCTTTGGCAAGGTCGGCAATATTTCCATGCAATCGCCAAGGAATAGTGTCGCGTCTCCAATAATTACTGGATTCATTTCGACCTCCGACACTCACGGCAGAACTTGAAAACTGGCAGCTTTGCACTGTTCCAGTATTGCGCAATAGACCTTTGCTTTTTACACTTTGGGCAGCATTGCGTTTTAGATGCAGAAACTTGAGGCTTGTGTGTCTGTTCTCTATAGTTGGCTAGTTGAGGCGCAGTCATGAAATAAGTCATGGTTGCACCTCGCGCCATTGGACAAACTGAAAAATACTTTTAGAATGCTTTCCTTCTATAGCTTCTTCTTTGTTGCAGCCAACCATACCAAATGTATAACCGTCGAAATATTGAAACACATTGAAATCATCAATAAATGTCTCACACAAGCAAGGATGGTCAGGCTTTGTCCCTGCTTCGTTCCATGCGTCAGATTGCGATGCGGGTAAATGTGGGAAACCACCCTCCCTCAGCAACAGATTGCCAAAATCAGGTAATTCTCCTACTGCATCCATAGCAGCCAATTTATTCTCATTTGTCATGGTTGACCTCGCTTAATCAGTGAATCAGCCATTTCACGCGCGAAACGCTTTGCAACAGCATGAGCCTGTACCTTAGTTGTGTTCTCTCTGTCTGCAATCATTTCGCGCTCTGTAAGACGCCAGTTAATCAGTGCGTCCACTGCTTTTTGTGCTTCGTGTTCTGTCATGGTTTCTCTTTCGTTGGTTGATTCGATCTGCAAATACATCAAAGACGCTGGTGGAATCGTGTTCGGCCTCGCGTTGCTGTGGGTAGCTTATGGGCAGGAATTGACCGTTCCATCCTTGCGCATAAAGAACTAACATTTGACCAATCGTTTGCTAACTCTCTTAATGCGCGGCTTTGTGTTATGTCCTCTGAATCACATTTAGCTTTGAAGGCTAAAAACTCATCAGGATTGAACAAACTTTTGATAACTACGTTTCTTGGTGATTTCATGATTTCCTCCGTGTTTTTTATTTCGTGTTGTGCTTCGTGTTTGGTGCTTCGTTTGGTGTTTAGCTTTGTGTCACATGGGTCTTTCTCCGTTTGTCTTTGAGTTCAGGCCAGTGCTTGTCCCAGTCGTCTTTGTAGAGGTCTTTACGAGTCACAGCGCCAGAAGTACCTTGCTCAATCAACACCGCACGATCTGATGCGATTGGCGCAGAACCAGAGGCCATTTGCGACAAGTACGAAAGAGACACGCCCAAGAAATTTGCAAGGTCAGTTGCACGTCCTCGCTTTTCAGTGATGTATTGCTTCAAGTCCATTTTTTTGCTCTTTATTAAATTTACTTAACCGAGAGTTTAGTACTCACTAAACCGCTTGTCAAGTAAAAGTTTAATATTTGCTTGTTTAGGATTTACTAATCAGAATTAGCAACATGAAACCTGCTGACATTCGCCGACAAAATCTAAAGATTTGGTTTTCAAACCGATCTATTCCGACTGCTGAGAAAAGTTATATTTCCCAGCTAATGAGCGCGACCGCATCTTTTGGCGAGAAGGCTGCTAGGCGCTTAGAACAAACATATGGCATGGGAGACGGTTACTTAGACAGGCCGCCAGAAGATAATCAGTCTATTGGCGTATCTGTTGCCACCGAGGATATGCAAAACACAGGAGCAATCCAGTATTGGGACGTTCGTGGGTCTTGTGGTGGCGGTTTTTTAAATTTTGAACAGATGCCTAAAGGTCACTTAATCAAAGAATCAACATTTTTTACAAAATACAATTTAAAGCCAGAAAACGCTTTCGCTATATATGCGGACGGTGACTCAATGGCTGAGTTCATCATAGATGGTGACATTGTGATTTTTGACCGTAGCAAGACTCAGCCAATTAGCGGGCAGATTTTCGCTATAGAACACCCTGACGGATTGCGCATCAAGGTATTAAGACGGTCTATAGATGGAAGCTGGACGCTAGAAAGTAAAAATGCAGACAAGAGGCGCTACCCTGACGAAGTGATCCCATCAGGCCATGCGGAACTATTGAAGATTCACGGTCAATTTGTCTATAGACAAGGGGGATAAAATGAAACGAGTAATTTTGCTAGCTGTTGTTTTTCTGTCTGGCTGTGTAACAACTCCAAGAACGTATGAGCAACAGCAAATGGATTACATGCAGATGCAACAGACTTTGCAGATCATGAACTCCATGCAGCCAAGAACAGCACCTCAGCAGTCGCCAGCCATGATGCAAGGCTTCTTGCAACAAAACACGCAGAATGGCGCTGTTAGATATTGCAAGTATTCAAATGGCGTTATCACTACGATTTCATCAGTTAATCTTTGCCCGCTGAGTAACCCTTGATTTTCTTTTTGCTTTCAGTTGAGCAAATGCGGCTATTTGTTTTTTGAACTTATCTTTGTTTTCGTAGTGGTCAGCAACAGCCTGATAATTTGCTTTTGCATATAAATGCTCGCTTAACCTTTGGTCTCTTTGGTCATAGGCATTTTGCATACCACTATTAAACCATTGAGCACTTTTTGTATTTTCAATACCTTGGAGAAATTCTATGTTAGGCGATAATGCACCACAGTTTTTTTGTGCTGGTATAGCTGGCTCTAGAGCAGAAGGTGACAATGTAATTTTGTCCTTTGCCACTCCAATACCTAGTTTTGACCATAGAGATACTAAATACGATACTAATGTACGTGTTGTCATGTCGAAATCCTCGGTTAAGCAAATGATTGAGTTTTTAAGCAACCAATTAACTAATGCTGATACTCAAACTGCCTTTATTCATACAGAGCCAGAAGCAAAACAATGAAATTAAAAATACAAACGTCTAGCGACAAATCTCATATTTTATTAACGCCTGAAACGCCAGCTTCTACGAAGCTTACTGCCGCAGACATTGAGCAACTCATTTCACTTCTCGCAAAGTGCAGAGAGTCTCTTTTTCCTTTGGTAGCTCAGACCCTACCTGATACTCATGATGGGACTCTCCCAATCGACGGATTTGACCCGATGTTTCATGTTTCAGAACTGGATCATATCCGTGACGCTCTAATGCTTTCAATAGGCTTTCAAGGCTTAGGATGGCGCTCTGCGGCTCTTTCTGTAGAGGACGCTCGCTGTCTAGCAAATACACTTCTTCAAGCAATAAAAAAGATCGAGGAATAATTCTTCCAACACTTGGAAAACTTGCCTTAACTGCCGACTTCACTAACTCAATATGGTTGTCTTTAAATTCGCGCTCTAAAAATTCCAGTGTGCGCTTGTTTATCTCCTTGTCTTTTTTCTGCAACAAGGCTTTTAACTCTCGAATTTGTAGCGGAGTGATTGCATCATTTTGGTGTTTTTGTAGCCACCCTGCTTGCAATGGATATTTAATCCTAAACACTTTAGCTTCTGCTGACATTAAGCCAAAATTACCGCTAGGATACTTAGTATTTAAGTATTCAATTAAAGTCATTAGTTACTCCTTATAAGTTAACTATAAGTAGTTATATATATAGATATGTCCCGAGCAAAGGAGACCAAGCCCTTCCTTAGTCTCCTTCACAGATATGTCCGTCGCATTATCTGACCCGTCAGCCTTTCCGATCTAGGGTGCTTACTTCGCCGCCCTTGTGCGTTTCTCAGATCGTTTCCCACAGTACGCATTTCCCTATGTCGCTGTCGTTTTCAGACCGACCAACATAGCGGCTAGATTCCTTCCAGCTAGGTTTTACAACGTGGCTCGTTTCTGAGTACGACTTTCAATTCAAAAGCAAAAACTTTGGTCTTTTGATCCACACGATTTTTATCTCGATGTGTTCATTATAGTCGGCTTTTTGAAAAAAGTTTAGTGTTTACTCAAAAAAAGTTAAATATTTACTTGACACGTGGTTTAGCATCCACTAAAGTAGAACACATACGAACAAACACGCACAAACACGGAGCGAAACGAAATGGACAACTTTGATACAGCAGAGCGCAATCACGAAGCAGCTACAGAGCGCCAGTTCTTCGACATGCAAGACACGTTAGACAGTATTCGCAAGGATCGTGATTCAGCGATTGAATTGGACGTGAACAACAAGGATGGCGAGTATTACTTCCTGCGTGGTGACAATCTTCTGGAAGCAATCACAGAAAGCGGCATGAAGTTTCAAACAGCTCTTGCAGAGGCAATGCAAAAGAACGATGCCAAAGCCGTTTTAAAGCTGATTGCAGACGAGTCAAAGACTTATTGGACTCAATACCTCGGAGTGATTGCAGATTGATCCTACGGCCTGTTAATCAGGCCAAACATCTAACCAGCTTGAGCTAGGTCTTAGCCGCCTAGAAGTAACAGCCAAAGTAAAGCTCCAGCGCATTGGGGAAAGTTGATAAAACGCTGCTTTATGCGAATCAGGCTGGTTAGATGTTTTCAAGGAGATAGAAATGCTAGGCAAATATAAATTAAAAATTGATCGCAGATTTAGATGTGGAATTTCTTCTTTCGGTTTGTCTGCTGGTGCAATTGTAAATGTGTCTCAGATCGACAAGGAGTACGGGAAAGTTTTAATTCAGTTTGGCGAACGCGATTCTGATTGGTACTCAGAATCAATTTTGAATGATTTTGAAAAGGTCTAATCATGGAAAAGATCGACAAGTTAGCAATTGCAAGCATCGTCTTACTGTTTGGCTTATTCGCGATCATGTCCAAGCTGGATCATGACGATCAACTGGCAGCAGAAGAACACGCCAAGCACGTTAAACAGCTAGCGCAGCAGGAAGAAGCACAGCGCAAGGCTGAATGGAACAGCTTGGCAAAACGTGGCGAGTATTACTCAGGCATAGGGAGCAAGCAGCAATGAACAATATTCCTTTAAACATTCGCATCAAGTGGTTCTTTGAAGATTGCAAGCACTACGCAAAGAAAGCCAAGCGCAAGATCAAAAGGTGGATGAAATGAACCAGTCATTTTGGGAATCACACAACGAAGCAATGGCACAACAGCAAATAGAAATGGATCAAGAAAATGAGCGTTTACAAAAAACTCCAGCAAGCACGAATCGCGTTGCAGACAATTCAAATGAAGAAGTCAGGTCACAACAAGTTTGCGGGTTATCAGTATTTTGAACTTGGCGACTTTCTTACACCGATTCAGCAGATTTTCAACGAAGTTGGCTTGTGTGGTGTTGTTAGCTTTTCTGCTGATACTGCAACGCTTCGGATTGTTGACATTGACCAGCCAGAGCAGTCAATCGAGTTCACGTCACCTATGGGTTCAGCCGCTTTAAAGGGCTGCCATGAGGTGCAAAACATCGGAGCGGTGGAAACATACCAGCGTCGATATTTATACGTCACAGCGCTTGAAATAGTCGAGCATGATGCATTGGAAGCAGTGACAGGTAAGCCAGAAGCAAAAGAAGAAAAAAAAGCGGAAGTAAAGAAACTAGAAAAGCCGCACAAATCTGTTTCACAAGACGAATTTGACAAACTAAGTTTTGAAGATCAAGAGATGTTGAGATCAATAGCAGCAGAAGCAAATATCTATTTGTTAAAAGATCAAATTGAAGATGCTGCTGATTACATAGACTCCAAGGAGTTGGGCGAATTAAAAATTCCACTTTGGTGTCTATTTGAATCAAAGCATAGAACAGCAATGAATAACTACACTAGACAAAAGAAAGCAGCGTAAAAAATGGCATACACACCAAAAGCAGGATCATTGTCACTGTTCAAAAATGATCGCAAAGAGAAAGACAGCCACCCTGATTACAAAGGTGATGGCTTAGACCTTAACGGAAATGCGGTATGGGTTAGCGCATGGATCAAGGAAGGCAAAAGCGGAAAGTTTATGTCATTGAGCTTGCAGCCTAAAGAGCAAAAGCCAGCAGCACCATCGCCAACGCGACCACTAGCACCAACATTGAAGCAGAGGCCAGCGCCAGACTTTGATGATGTGGATTCTATCCCGTTCTAAAACCGAGCATCACAGGAAGCCATTACCAAAGGTCAGCCGCTAAGGTTGTGAGTTTTGGCTTCCTAACTAATTGAGAGAGAAAAATGGATTACACAACATTAATCAATCAGGCAGATTTAAACGCTGCTATTGAGCGAGAAGAATACAACTTGGTTTCAATTTTAAAGCCAACCATAAAAATTGATGGCAATCAATGGTGTGTTTTACACGGGGAAAATATTCAAGATGGCGTTTGTGGTTTCGGATCATCTCCATATTTAGCGGTTCTTGATTTTAATAAGAATTGGGGAAGTCTGCTTCCTAACTAAACAAGGAGAAGAAGAATGAGCGAGAAAGAGCTAGAACAAGTGCAAGAAGCGTTTGAATCAAGTGAGCATTATTTTTGCGGCGAATCACCAGCAGACAGAATTGTAAATTGGGCTGTGTGGAAATCAGCATGGCAAGCAGCCCTCGCCTCACAGGAACAGCAGCCAACAGACTTGTCTGAACAATTGCGCGAGTATGCTGGTAATTCTGGCTATAGTCATAACGACTATGCAGATACGATGCTTGCTGCTGCGTCTGAAATTGAACGACTCACAGCATCACAGGCACAGCAGCCAAGCACCGAGCTAAAAGAAATGGAAGCAAGAAAAGATGCTGCATATCTTGAGCGCAATCAAGTGGTTGCGGCACTGACTAAATGCTTTCCTTCTGGCACGACCAAAACAGCCATAGAAGGATGGTCGGAAGATTGGCACAGTTGCGTTTATATCGACCTTCCAACAGGGCAAGCAAGTTGGCACTACCACGACTCGCAAGCTTACTTGTTCGCTGATTTGCCAGCCTATACGGGAAAGTGGGACGGACATACAACGGAAGAGAAGTATTCACGTATCGCTAAGTTGCAATCACAGGCACAGCAAGAAATTGAGATAGATATGCTCACTGGTGATGTGACTTGGAAGTTTAACGAAGCACAAACGCAAGAGCCATTAGAGATTCAAGCCTTAACAACAATTTGCAAATTGCTTGATGGAAGTCAACCCAAAGACCCTCTAGGCGCATTGTTTGTAGCGCAGCCAGCACTAAGACAATCACAGGCACAGCAAGAGCCGCTAAAAGTCTCAGAAAATTGGAGAGAGCCGTTAAGCGCAGATGCCATGCAACGGTTGAAGAGCTTAGGCTTGCTTGATAAATCACCAGCACCAGAGGGAGGCGACAAGTGATTTTAAAAGATGAGTTTGAGGCATGGTACGCCATGCAAGATCACAAAGGCGAAACGGACGTTTTCGAGCTTGATAGTGATGGTGAGTATATGTCGTTGCTTACGTGGTCTGCATACGACGATTTCAAGGCGCGTAACACACCAGCACAAGAGGGAGGCGAGAAGTCAAGCTGTCGTCAATGCGGCGCACCGTCTGGTAATAGCCACTGCCTCGGTGATATTTTTAATTGTTCCGATTTAGCAGCACCAGAGGAGACAAAAGATGAAGATCGGTAAAAAAGTGTTTGTTTGCCATGACGGTAAGTGGGGTCGTCGCATAGTGGGAACCGTGACCGCCACACGCAACGGGCATCACATCAAAGTCAAGTTTCCTCACCCGAACAAAGAAGGCGAGCCGGATGTTGAGTTTTGGGCTAGGGTCATTCCAAAAAACCGATGGAACGTAAAGCATTTTGGGGGATGGGCTGATTGCGATTGGTGGTGTCCTTGGTTTTCGGTTTACAGCTACAGCAAAAGTCAAGAGGTCAATCATGACTAACACACGAGAAAAAGTATGGCCTTGGAGACATACAAATCACTGGTTCGGATTTAGTTTCAGTATTTCGAACGAACTTTGGTATGTCGAAAGTGAGTCCAACTATCGAGACTGGATATTTTTCAGCATTAGGGCGTTTGGCAGGTTAGATCATCCTGCGCGGTCGTACTCAATCATTATTCTCTGGCTTAAATTTTCTTTTGGACGATGCTATGACTAACACCCGACAACTAAAGAGCCGCAATCAGCGCGAGGGAGATAGTAAATGACAGAGCCGACACTCTTTTTGCTCTACTCAGGTACAAGTGAGGACGGTCGAGGTAGCGCAAACTACTCAGGAAGAACAACAGATAAAGCCAAAGCAAAAAAACACTATGATAAATGCAGCAGCAATCCTTACTCCACTGGGTATGTTTTGATTATACCTAGTGGAGAGCATGCAAACGATTGGACTAATTGGGATATGTTATGACACTACGCACAATCACATTTGATGACAGCATTTATAAGCTAGTGCCGTTAGAGCCGACAGACGAAATGCGATTTCAAACGACTCATGTTCACAACGACATTGAAGACGAAGACATTTTGGAAATGCTTAGAGTAGCTATCGCATCAGCACCAGAGTATCAAGACACATGCACAGATGGCGGCAAATGTGGAGCAGGAGGCTATTGCAAAGACTGTATTCAAGACACCAAGAAGGATGAATGATGGTTAAGCGATACAGGAGGCCAAAGCTCAAAGATGGAGAACTTCGCGTGTATTGGGGGAAGTTGCCGCAAAATAATCCAGACATTGTTATTGAATGGCGTGGTGATAGCTCAATGAAAAGAGATAGTAATTTTTTATTCTATGAATTGGGAAGCGATAAACCAGACCTTCATGCAAAGCCTCTTTTTTCAAAAATGAATCCAAGTTTCTTCAAGGAGCTAGAGCTTAGAGGCTATGACATAACAACATTGAAATTCAGCATCATGAAAAAGAAAGTAACCAATGACCTACCTTAACCACATCATGTACATTGCAGCCGCTATTTGTGTGCTTATCGGCTTAAACGGCTTGGCGCTACTTGTTGAGCTTTGGCGAAAGGGGAAATTGTGAATAGCCCCAACCTTTTGCCGCTTAAAGAGTGGGCAAAGCGTCAATATGGCGACTTTGCTCCACATAGAAACACGCTATTAAAATGGGTGCGTGATGGTCGAATCCAGCCGCAACCCGAGAAGCAAGGTCGAGCCTACTTTTTCAAACCAGAAGCAAAATACAAATGAACAAGCCACGCAGCACGAAGCGCAAAGGATTTCCGCCTAACTTGTACCAGAAGCCAGACGGCTATTTCTGGTATAGGAACCCGCTCAACGGCAAAGTCAAAGGTTTAGGCCGTGATCGCGCTTTGTGCTTTCAAGAGGCCAGAGCCGCTAATGCCGCGCTTGCTGCTATGAACAAATCAAACTTGGTCGAATGGGTCTCAGGAATTGAACAAAAGACGCTTTTGCAGTGGTGCGATGATTACTTTGATCTGTGGATAGCTGAAACCTCGCCCGCAGTTGGAACCGTTAATTATGCCAAGATCATTTTGAACAGAGTACGAAAGTTTGATATTGCTTGGATGAATTTGAAGGATATTACCACGCAGCATATTAGCAGCGCTTTAGACAAGCTATTATCCGAGAGTACGCCTAGTGTAGCTCTAAATCTTCGCACACGGTTAAGTGATATGTTCAGAATGGCTGAAACCAAAGGATTGATTGAGACAGGAAAGAACCCTGTAAGCGCAACAAGCGTCCCCAGGTATGAGGTTTCCCGGGAGCGACTATCATTAGAGCAGTACCTGGCAATCTACGCCAAAGCACCGCAATACTTGAAAAATGCCATGGATTTAGCACTGCTAACAGGCCAAAGACGAGGCGACATAGTTAAAATGAAGTTTGCAGACTATCGGGACGGATCGCTGTTTATCGAGCAAGAAAAAACAGGCTTTAAGCTACAGCAAGACGGAAAAATTAGATTGTCGGCCGTAAATCTCTCAATTGACGATGTGATAAAGCGTTGCCGCACTTTCGTTATCAGCAAATACATGCTGCACCACCTCAAAAATGCAGGACGATACAGCAAAGGTGATCCGATAAACGCAGTCACTATTCAGACCTCATTCAAGAAAGCGCGTGATTCTGCTGGAATCGTTGCAGAGGAAGGCAAAGAGCCGCCCACGTTTCACGAGATTAGGTCACTAGCCGAGAGGCTCTACAAGAAAGAATATGGTCAGGAGTTCGCCCAAGCCATAATGGGACATAAACACGCGAAAATGACCGCAGAGTATGACGATTTACGTGGTGGAGGCTGGAAAGTTGTTGAGGCTAAGAGCTTATAGGGTTTTGTACGAATATTGTACGAATTTTGTACGATTGACGAAGAACCGCATGAATATTATCTCTTGGCGTAGATACACCTATTGCCATACAATAGGTTTATACAGTAAGATATTTCTTAGAAAAATCAGCGAGTTATCGCATTTATTTAAAACAGAAAAACGCACTAAAACGCACAAATACACACTAATAAAAACAAACACTTAGCGGTTTGTTTTGTACGATTTAAGGAGAGAAAAATGGAATTTAAAATTGTTGATACGCCATTCATTGAAGGTGAAGAAGAAATGTGTGTTTCATTCTATTTCACTGACTGCTCAATGCGCGATGAGGATGAGGGGAAAATATTAGATTGGGCTGAATCTTTTGGGCATGGAAAAGCAGAAAATACATTATTAATTGACTGCCCAATAAAGAACCTTCTTGATTTCAAGATGGAAAGCATCGAGCATGGAATTAATAAAGGTGTTTATGATGCAGATAAGCAAGAAGATTTTATGCGCATACGTGCCGACCTTCAATACTTAATCGACAAAATTGACGCAATGAAATTTGCTTAGTTTGCAAAGCCGTTTGATTTGATCCACGCTTGACAAGCCGATAGCTGCGCGTTCACTTCGTCTGCTTTTCTTGCGATGTCGAAAAGACCGTTTTCAATTCTTGCAGGAAGTCGTACTGATTCGGCTTCATCACTGCTGCTGGTGCTTGCGGTTTCGGCAGTGGTGGCAAGTCGCTCACATGCAGTTTTTGGCAAGCGCAGCCCGTCACGTTTAGCAGCAAGATACCGCTCATTAAGTACAGAAAGACGCGCTTCATAGTCAGCGATAACGATTTTGTTTGTGGCTTCATGTTGTACCTTTAAACGTTCGATTTGAGCTTTGCGTTCTTGGAGTGCTATGCGTGATGCTTCTTCGTATTTACGAATGACTTCCTGCCGACCTTGTTCGCGGTAATGGCTAGGAACCCACCAAGCGAGGAAGCCGCCCAAGGCTAAGAGGACAGCCGCGATGATTAGACGAATCTGCATCATTTTTCACTCAGTGGTTTCGTTGTTTTTGTGCGCAAGTAGATATTTGCCACAACCACAATTAGCCCCATGATTTTATAGATACTGTCAGGAAGATAGCTTTGTAGCTCTGGCATGAACTCGCGGATCGCTTCGAAAACAGGCAAAGCAGTTAGCAAAACGGAGTTAAACATCACCGTTTTTGACTTTCTAAACCATCGAAAGAATTTCATTTGATCGCCTTCCCTGCTTGCAAGTCTTTGAGAGTCAAACCGCCCGTGTATTGGCAGTGCGCTAGTTCTTTGAACGATTTCCAGCGACCAGCCCATTCAAGGCCGCAAGACTCAGCGATAACACCACAGCGCTCAAACAGCTTGGAGTCATTCCATTGAGCCTTACCATTAACCAGAGGAACGAAGTCAAATGCACAGCCGTAGTTATGGAAAGATTGCCCGCCTTTGGCATTGGTTACGATGTTGCCCGCAGTTGTGCGCCCTTGAGCATAGAGCGCATCTTGGCTTTCATTGTCGCGTAAAGTCGAAGTGATTAACACGTCAATGCCTTGGCGTTTACACTCAGCAATGAAGGCATCGCATTTAGCGGAGACGATAGGAAGCAAGTCTTTTAAATCACGACTGTTTTTCATCTTCCACCTGCGCTTTCTTGTACTCGCGGTACACGTCTAGACCATGCTTGATAATCAGCGTTACAGACAGCAGGAAAGCCGCTATTGTTGCCGCTAATTGTGCGTATGATTGAATATCAGAAAGCCCGAGAGCAGCAGTAGAGCCAGCAACAGCAGCAGCCACAGCCTTACTGTCCACCGCCTTGCTTGCCGCTTCCTGTATCAGTTCTTTTGCCTCTACGCTTGTTTTTATTGCGTGCTTTAACATAGATTGCGAGTCCTTGAAGAATCAAAACGACAAAGTAGAAACAAGAAATTATTATGTTGATCCACTCCATCTTTTTCCCTTACGATAAAGAGCCGCAAAAATTGTGCGTAAACTAGGCCATGAATAGGCCAGTTGTAATACTCGACAGGAAGCCTACAATGATATGTAATTAAGCCGATGAACTGAAAAACAAGCATAATCAATGCCAAAGTGAGCAAATCAATCACTAATTGATCGCTGCCAACATTGGCTATTGTTGGAAGTATGAGAAACGAGAAAGCACCCGCCACGATGTAGTACACCTCGTTGCTTGGCGCAATCTCCAGAGCGTAAAAGCTAGCGACCTCAAACAAAGTTAAGATCGCTGCCAACTTGAAACGATTTAGCATTTCTTCTTAGCTGGTGACTTCGATTTCATTGGCGCTTCTTTTGCTGGTGGTTTTTTCGGGCCATTGCCACCGATGAAGTTTTTCATGGTCTTACCTTTCATTTATGCCGTTAGGCGTTGGAGAAAACATTGAGCGAATATCTAATCTACAAACTAATTAAGCTAGGCGTTCTGTGCGTCCTCGCTTTTTTCTATTGCTTATTTTTTGGGACTAGCGATTAAAGTTATTGATCGCTACAGGCAAAGATTGATAGTAGAGTTGCTGCAATTCATCAGGACGCTGCAATAAACCTGCTTGAGTGCTTCCAATGCTTCGAGCGTTCAATGGTAATTTTGACGCTGCATTTTTAATACCGCGATTAATTGCGCCCAAACCATAAGCGGCTTCACCCATCAATCGAGGTGATGCAAATGGCAGGGCCGCCAAAGTTGCAGGATTTGACAAGCTTGCAAAGCCAACACCAGAAGCAGCCAGACCCTGTAATCCTCTTGGCGTAAATGACGATGCCGCTTGACCAGCAAGAGCGGGCAAAATATCTGCGCCTTGTTCCTCTAAAGTCTTTGCCAGATTTAGGCGGTTACCATAGTTTGTGTTTACATTGTTGCGCATTAAGCTTTGCAACTTGCGCATAGACGTATCAGCCGCAGCCTTATTGCCAAGAGACAGAGACTTTTCTATTTCGGTTAATGCTTGGCTTGCTTGGCTGTAATCCTTCATCACCTTTGCATAAGTTGGCGCTTGTAGCTCAATCTGAGCCTTCACTGCGTTGTATGCAGTATCAGCCGCCTTCCTTGATGGTGTGCCAAACTGAGTCGCGTCACGAATATCACCGATTGACTTTTTGAGCGCGTCTAAACCTTCGGGCGTGTGGAACTCAGTCGGGTCTAAGTTTTTCCATTGGTTGATAGTTTGCGTGATTTCGTCAACTGTTCCAGCTGCGTTTTTGTTGATTACTTGACCTTTGAAAGTCCCCATTGTTTGCAGCGAGTTAGCTACTTTCTCAATAGGCGCAAAATTAATAACAGATTTGTCGTTAGCAATGTCGATCATCCCGCTTCGATACTGATTGCCACGATCTAAGCGCATTTTGTTTAGCGCCTCTTTTGCACTGTCAATCACATCTGTCGGGTCAACTTTTCCGCGCATGTTATCTAAGAATGACGTGCTGCCCTCTTTACCTGCTTTGTAAGCATTACTGAAGGTTTCAGCGCCCGCGCCAGTAGTAGTACCAATTGCGTGTTTTAATACGCCAGTCGAAGCATTACGCGCCACATTGCCCAACTTGCCAGCAATTGCCAAAGATGGAGGCAAAGCGCCACCAATAACAGCACCGCCAACAGCATCCTCAGGATTGACCAATGCAGAAGAAACACCGCCATTGATTGCACCGCCTAGCATGCGTGTCCCCATGTTTGCAGCAGCGCCCATAGTGTTAGCGCCTGTACTCATACCACCCGATCCAATAGCATTTAAAAGCGGAGCCGCTTTAGTAGCCATCGAAGCAGGGAGCGCCAAACGTGCGCCATTAGCCAATGCGCCACCAGTGCCAAGAGTCCCCAAGATTTCCGCGCCCACTTTGCCAGTTTTAAACGCTGTCGAGTTTCGATCAATTCCTAACTCCTCAAGACCTTGTGTTGTGTCCTCGCGTCTTTGCTGATCGCGCCCCATCACGCCCGAAACGTCTGAAACGTTGTTAAGCACTGGCCTTCCTTGCATTGCGTTTGTTGCTGCTTTGCGTAGGATATTGATCGGTGAAATCTGGCTTGCTAAGTCGTCAGCAGCTAAAGCAGTGGAGCCGATTGAGCCAGCCCCACGAAGGCCACCGCCAAACAGGTTTGCAGCGCCCTGCACTAATTTATCCGTTAATGATTGCGCTGGAATGTCTGCGTTTGTTGGCTGCTTTGGCTTTGCCGCCATTTTGTAGTTCTTTTGAGCATACGCAAGAACTTCCTCTTGAGTAGCCCCATCTGGTGCGCTTACTTCGTATGTCTGCCCATCAGGAGCAGTGATTTGATATTTGCCCATTAGTTGATCCTCTTAATGTCCCAACTGCCTGACGATGGTGTTTGAACTGCTGGTTTATACGGACGTGGGAATAGTAAAGATGGTTTTGCACCAGAGTTGCCAGATATATCTTCAAAGTCCATGCGAGCTTTTTTGAATTGGTCGTCAAAAGATTGCATTCGTCCTTGAGCTTCATTAACAAGCGCGGCTTTTACTTCTGGCGTAAATTTGCCACCACCAGCAAGATATTGCGCATAGCCTTTGATCTTGTCTGGAATGTTTGCACTATTAACGATAGTGGAATACTCGCCTTCACGAACAACGCTTGTCGGGTCGTACATTTTCGCAATGCCGTACACCAGATTAATATCTGCTTGTGGTGTATTGCGCTTTGCTGCATCAATTACTGCTTGATAAGCAGGCAGAGCCTCTTTGTAGTTCTTTACTTCTGGCAATCCTTCAAACTCTTTGCGCAGTGAGGTAGATAGATCAACGATCTTATTATTTTTCGCAATGTCGTTTGCTTCTTTTGAACGATCATTCATTAAATCCTGCCCTCTGCGCTGTGTCGCATTGTTGGCAATAGAATCAAATGATTGTGCTTTTTGGAAAGTTGCTTTTTGTTTTCCTGATAGCTTGCCAACTCCTAGAATTTGCTGTCCTGTATCGGCAAAATGTAAATCCTCTGCGACTGCATTGTTTGAGAATGTTTCGGTACCATCATCAGCCAAGCGAACGTTTCTAAACTCGCCTGTTTTTGGGTCTTGCACCACCTTGTAATCAAGTCCAAATTTTGGCAATTCTTTTGCGAGTTGCATTGCTTGAGCCTGCGCTTGCTGCGCCAAAATCTGAGAGCTTACGTCTTGCTGTCCTGCAAAATACTGTGCTTTTTGCATCAACTCTTGAATCTGCGCTTTTACAATGTCACCACGAGAAAATTGTTGCTGCTGTGGCGGCTGCATTGACTGCTTAGGCGCTTGCATTGGCATTTGTTGAGGAACAAAATTTCCGTTTACCCTATCATTTTGGCTTTGTGCTGTTGGCATTGAGAAGCCTTGAACAGATGAAGGCATTTCCTGACGTTGAGATTGTATAGGCGTAGAGCCACTTTGCTTAAATTGCGCATACTTAAGCATTGCATCTTCCATCGCTTTTTGCTTTTCGATTTCTTGCTGCATCTGACCAAACTTCATTTGGTGCATCTGAGCAGCCATGTCTTGCTCTTGCTTCTTGCGTCTAAGCATTTCAGCTTGCATTTGCGCTTGCTGCATATTGCCCATCCCGCCCGCTAACGCTTCGCCAAGCCCTACTCTGCGATTTTGTGGAGCGCCCGCAGCGAATAAGCCCTGAGATAGTGCCAATAATCCCGCCTGTTGTGGGTCTTCAAAGTCTAATAAACCAGCCATGTTCTACTCCTTAGTAGCTACTTTGGAAAGCATTTAAAATTGACGTTGAAGGTACATTTGGAGAAGTACCGCCAAACAAATTACTCAACGAACTGCCAAACGTGTTCGCCAATGCACCGCCTAAAGAGAGCCCACCCAAGACGTTAGCCATCTTGTTTTCATACAGTGGAGAGCTTTGCGTGGTCGATCCGTTCACGCCTACATACGGGCTTAATAGACCGTTGATTTGACCTAATCGGTTTATGTCTTGGTTGTTGTAGTTCAGCGCGTTTGTGTAAGCAGTGTTGAGCGTATTTCCGAGCGCGTTAATGCCTGTTGCCGTGTTTTGAGAATTGAGTCCATTTGTCGTCAATTGGCTTTGCATGTTGGCTTGGTTTGCTTGTTGGTTCAGACCTGCGTTAAATTGCGAGTTGTTATTGAATGCACCTGCGTTGAACTGGTTATTTTGATTCAACAAGCCAGCGTTAAATTGGTTGTTTGCGTTAGCCGCTGAAGTATTAAACTGATTGTTTTGATTCGTTGCGCCAGTGTTGAACTGGTTAGCAGATTGCAGGAAGTTTGCGTTGTTCGATGCCGCTTGTTGACCAAGGTTTGCATTAAATTGATTGCCTTGGTTCAGTGCGCTAGTGTTGAACTGATTCGCGTTATTTTGTACGCCAGAATTATACTGCGCAAACTGATTCGCAGCATTAGCATTTGCCAAGTTTGTAGCGTTTTGATTAGCCGCATTAAACTGGTTATTTTGATTTGCTGCACCTGTGTTGTATTGGCTTAATGCGTTCGATTGACCTGCGTTAAATTGGTTCATCGAGTTCTGTGCAGCAGCATTAGTATTAGCCGCATTATTCAACGCACCAGCATTAAATTGATTGTTCGATGCTGCTAAACCAGTGTTGTATTGGTTCATCGAATTTTGCTGACCAGCATTGAACTGAGAAGCATTACTCAACAGTCCAGAATTGAACTGATTCAGCGAGTTCAAGCCCTGCGCGTTGAATTGATTGTTTTGGTTAAGCGCGTTTTGATTCGCCAGGTTTGTTTGCTGTTGGAAACCTGCGTTTGCATTGTTCGCTTGATTCTGTGCAGCCGTGTTAAATTGGCTTGTTCCTGTTTGCGTTGCAGCGTTCGCCAAGTTGACCGCATTTTGAGCCGCAGCGTTATATTGATTGGCTGCGTTCTGATTGGCTGCGTTGAATTGGTTGTTGGAGTTTGCCGCTGTAGAGTTGTATTGATTGGCCTGATTCTGCGCACCTTGATTGCTCAGGTTTGCCTGTTGCAATAAGCCTGCGTTGAACTGTCCCGCCTGATTTTGCGCACCTGCGTTGAATTGCATTTGCGAGTTTTGCGCGTTGGCGTTCGCTGCGTTGGCTTGTTGCTGGTTCGCTGCGTTTTGCAATGTAAAGTTATTTTGGTTCGATGTGTTGAACTGTCCAATTTGATTTGCATTTGCAGCGTTTTGCGTAGCTGTGCCGTATTGGTTTTGATTGAGGTTAGAAACAGCAGACAGCGCACGATTCTGACCCGCATCAAAAGCACTAGAACGAGCTTGCATTGCTGCATCATTCTGAGCTTGGGAAACACGTTGCGCAGCTTGCCCCATTTGAGTCGAGAAGTCTTTCAGTGCGCTTGCTTCGACAATACCTTGTCGAGAGCCGCCATATTGACCTGACGCAATTGCACCACCACGAACGTTTGGAAGGATATTCTCTAACAGGTTACGAGTCGCACTGTCTTGAATGTCTTTGAACTGATTAGAGCCTTCGTTGTACGTCTTTTGTATCGCAGCGTCAAAGTATGGGTTTTTCGTTGGATCGCCATAGATAATATCGTTGAACGCTGGATTGAGGTCGGTTGCGTTCTGCTTTGGCGCGTTAATGTTGATAGCGTTAGCCTTAGCAGCATCACCAAGTGCCGCTGCCTGCATTTGTGCAGCGTTACCCATCAGAGTAGGATTCATGCTTGCGGCATTGGTTAAAGCAGCGTCCATACCCTTATAGTCAGCATTTACCGCGCTAGTCTTAGCAGCATCAGCGAGGAAAGCATTTGATTGCCCTGCGTTTGTTCGTGCAGCGTCACCAAGTACCGCATTTGCGCCTGTAAATTGAGAGAGCGAAGGGTTCGCCAATTGAGCTTGAGCAAAGTCAGGAAGTTTTGCCAGATTCGCGTCTGTCAGTGCTGTTTTAGCCTGAGTTCCTTGCGCCTGATTCAACGATGCGTTTGTATTTTGCACTCGCGCAAAGTCATTCAGCAGACTAGGGTTCATTGTGCTAGTTAAAGCGTATGCTTGCTGCATCTGCGCAGGAGTCATCGCAGCCACGCCCGACTGATTCAAAGCCGCCTGATTTGCTTGCGCAGTTTGGAATCCTGCGCTACCCGCTTGCATTTGTGGCGCAGTGATAGCCGAGTTTAAAAGGCTGTTTGCGCCCTTCTGCATATTGCCTAAGTCGTAAGGCGTGTTGAGTCCTACATAGTTATCAGCCGCTTGACCTGCCAAGCCTAGACCAGCGTTTTGAGGCTTGTCGAGTTCGCCCAAATACTTAGACAGTAAGCCGTTGTTATTGTCTCCAAAAAGAATCGCAGCAATGCGCGGGTCTATCTGTCTTTGTACTGTCTCAGTCTGCGTCCCTGCTTGACTGCTGCCGCCTACTAGACCAGACAAAGCGCCACCAATTTTGAGAGCGTTGTTGATGTTTGAAGGCGTAGCCATGCCCTTTAATGAGTCGAGCAAGCCGCCGCTTGTTGCCGCTGTTGGCATAGTTAACCCCGCTGTAGATGCTGTTGGAAGTCCAGCAACAGAACCCGCTTCTGCTGCCGAGATTGGCGCTACACTCGCGCCTGTAAAAGTTGATGCAGTAGGCATAGCACCGCCAGCCGCAGAGAGAGCAGGCAATGAAGCACCCGCAGCACCAGCAAAGCCACCCAATTGTGTGCCGCTTGCTGCAATCTCAGCCGCGCTCAGGCTAGGCATAGTCAAAGGAGTTAAACCGCCCGAACTCACAGGAGCCACGCTAGAGCCTGCGAAAGTCGAGGCTGTAGGAGTCGCACCCGCACCAACACCAGCGCCACCACTAAACAGGCCGAGCGCATCAGCACCTAATATCGTTCCGTAAATCGCGGGGATATTTGAAACTACTTTGCTCAAGTTTTTATCTAACCAGCCGCCAGAGCGTTCAGCGTTAAGCCGATTCATACGATCAACTGACTCTTGGTAGTATTGGTTATCTTCTGCTTGTAATTGCGCCATTCCTTCAGGCGTTTGCTCTAGCAGTCTGCGTCTTGCTCGCCAGTCGCCATTGTTTTGGAAGTTTCCGTCTTCGCCAGCCATGTTTTTATCCTTTAACCTAATTGCACCCAAGTTGAACCGCTGCCTTTGTAGTACCAAATCCCAACACCGCCTACACCGTTTGGTTTCCAGCTTGTTCCGTCTGCGTATCTAATGTCGCCGTCTCGCGGCTTTGTTGGAGCCACATACGTGATATCCAAATGCCCAAGAGAAAGGGCGGTTATTGCCGCCCTTATCTTTTCCAATTCCCTTGTTAAATACCGAGATAATTCTTCGGGTGCGTCTGGTACTTGTTCAGGGAAGTATTGAACTGTTGATAGATTCGGAGTCCTCATTAATTATTCCCCTACCATTTGCCGCGAATATCAACGTCAAGATCAAACGAGTCGAGCCGCCATTGATAGGCCGAACCCGTAGAAAATTTGATCGAGATATAACGTCCGCTTACGAAACAATCATTCGCAACAGTTGAACCAATTGTGTGATTGATTACAGTGCTATACGTGGGCGCAACATAAGGATCATCCGAGGAACCAATTTGAATTTGAACTGTCTCGCCTAGATTGCCCTTGATACGTGGGCGAATGCCTTTGACCAATTTAATGTTCTGCGGAGCATCGAAAGACAATCCTTGACGCTCAAGGTACGCGCTTGGGATCGCTCCGTTGAATGACGCAGAACCATCTAGCAAGAATAGCTTTTGATCGTTTGACGCAAGAATTACGCGAGCCGTTGCAGGTACTAAGTCAAGACCGTCAAATGTCGTCAAATCACTGTTGAATGTGTCAGGATCGCTATCGAATGTTGTGTTCAGTGAGTTATCTACAGAGCCGAAAGAAGCGTGGTTTACGTTAGGCAATGATCTAAACGTTACAGTACGATCTTTGTAATTCCACACTACAGCTTTATCACATACTGACGAGCTAGGCGATGGGTAGCAAATGAAAACCTCGTTAAAGAACGTGTTTTTAAATACGAAGCATTTACCAACATTTGTTGAGTCGATGTTCTGGAACAAGAAGCGCCTAGTTTGCTTGTCGAGTACGCTTGTTGCTGTCTGTCCATCATGAACGATGATGTCTTGGCCTGTCAGAACTACGTGGAAACCGTCAACCTCTACGATGCAATTTCTATTCAATGCGCCAGAGTTGCCGAGTACCTTTGTAAACTTCATGACGTATTGACCGCCAACAAAGTCCATGCGCCAAATCGAGTTTTCTTTGTAGATCATGAACGAGTCGCGCAACTGGAGACCGTCTACGATAATATCTTGGCCTTCTGCAATATCTGTCTGACCTGAATCTTTTGTAGCGTCAGTGATGTCCCACGAAGAAGGCAAAGAGCCGGGGTCAGCAGGGTGTGACCACTTGACCATGTAAGGATAAGAAGTACCGCCAATAGTCATGCCGAGAGCTACAAGATAGTTCTTATACGATCTAAGCGACTTGCAATAAGTCCCCGCTGTCCAGTTCGGCAAATCTACGAATTTGTTCGCTAGATTCAAGTCCCAATACATCGGCACTTTTGAAGTATCGCCAGTGTTGAGAATTGGTATTCCTGAAAGTAGAGTGCTAGTCCATTGATTGACCACGCCAGTTCTTGGTGTTGCGTGTGTGATGTCTGTGGTCGTTGTAACACCGCCAGAGTTTGTCACCGCATAGCATTTTGATGCAGTCGCGTATATCCAATAGCGTTGAGATGAGATTGCACACGGTAAAATGTGCTGAGGAATCGCGCTAGGAGTTCCGTACACTTCTGAGTGTCCGTAGAACTGATACGCGAACCCATCCAGAAAACGGATATTGCTAGCATCAGTCCATGCGTTAATAGGTAACTCATGAGCAGATAGATCGGAATTGACACCGATCTGACCTACGTTTTTAAACTGTACGAGCGGCATAAAAATCTCTCACTAGACCGTACAAAGAATTAGGATGAATGCGCCACGGGTCAGGCATATCCAAAGCCGCAGCGATAGATTCAGCGCATGACCACTTGTGGCGGTTATCGCCTACGAATGGAAAGAGGAAATGCACGTTACCAATGAGGTCATAGGCTTGGCCTTCATGCTCTTTGAACCACTCACGCGCCTTTGCTTCAAACTGTTCTTCAATCTCTATGAAGTCCCAATTTTGCGAACTGTAGTCGATAGCCTTAAACCTAACGCCACCGTCCATAAACGAACTAGAAGCACTCATGCCATCGCTAAAAACGATCTCAGCGTGTGAATATTTGCCTTTAGTAACAAACCTCACGCCACGGTTATAAATGCCAGCCAAGCCCGTTTTCGTGCCTTTGAAGAACGCAATTTTTGTCGTCATCACGCACCTGTGTATGTTTCAGGCCAGCCAGTCGTGTAGTCGTAGTTTGCTGGATCGCTTGAAGCGTCCAATGCTGTTTTGTGTTCCGCAGCTTTAGCGAATAGAGCCGCATCTTGCGCAGCACCAGCCGCGAAGATTTGACCTGCTAGCGCTTGATTCATTGGTATATAGCCATTGTCTAAAGTTTTCCAGACTGTTCCCGCTGGAATATTTGCGCCCATCATCACGAGCGAAATGTATTGAGTACGACTAAGCAGGTTTGAGTGATACCAATGCGCACCTACTTTGAAGCCGCCATTTTCCACAAGGTTGTCGCGGTACTTTTTTATTTCTTCCCACTTACGCGCCTTGATCGCATCGCTTGATTCTGTGCGTGATGCTTCAAACTCTGCTACTTCTTCCGCTGTCATTTCAACAGGTTCGCCATTGACTAACTTAATCATGATTTTTTCAGCCCGTAGAGTTTAAATTCACCGCTTGCAATGTTCCCGCTTGAGAACAGGAATCGGACAGCGTTCACGACACCAGTTGCTTGACGAGAGCCAGCACCAGAAACAGAACCTAATAAGCCGCCATTGTCCAAAGCTGAACTTGTGTATGTAACTTGGCATCGTTGAGAGGCTGAAGGCTTATGCAAATAAATAGCAGCCGTTATGCCTGAATAGCTTGCCCCTGCTGCTTTGTTATTGATTAGAATTTGCGTTGTCCCGCCTGATGCAGCATTGAGAGTGCCAGCAGCATCATCAAGACCAGTCATTGCGTAAGCATAATCAGTCGCGCCAGCATCAAACGACGATCCCGAGTTAGACGATGTTCGCATGTAGAGCTTTGTGTTTGTCGTCGCTGGAATTACGCTGGTTAAGACGAAAAGATAAGCGTCATAAGTCGAGTTAATGCCTGTGGTGAAATCAACCGCTGCAACACCTGAAGCTGTTGTGGTCGCAATCAGTTCCAATCCTGTGTTGACTGTTGCCCACGATGCCGTGGCTCCGTTAGTCGTAACGAACTTTCCAGAGTTGCCCGACTGAGAAGGCAAAGCAGTAGAGAACGCAGCAGCAGCAATCGCAGCAGACGTAAAGGCCGTACTAGCCGCATTTGTCGAGTTATCACCCGCTGTCATCGTTGGCACTACGCAAGCACCTGAGAACGTGTGCGTCCCTGTCCACGTTTGCGCGTTGATGTTGCCTTTTAACGCTAGGCCAGTATCAACATAAGACGTTGTTGCGCCCTTCGTTGAGTTGTCACCTTGTGATTGCGTTGTGTAAGTGAGTGTCGCGCCTGTGAAGTTATGCGCTCCCGTCCAAACCTGACCAGCAATCGCGCCTTTAGTGTCAATCTGCGTCTGAATCGCAGAGGTCACACCTGTGACGTAGTTTAGTTGTGTATGTGTTGGCGTGACTGCGCCTGTAACGTTTGGAAATGTCGCTTTGACCGTTGATTTAATTAGGCGTAAATGGTCGTCAGCTGTGTTTTTAGCATCTGCGCCTGTTGGATTGGTGATAACCAGCCCGTCTATATATGTTGCAGTCTCTAAAGCCATTAGTATCTCCGTGGTCTAATCTGTAATGATCCGCCTGTGGGCTGCCCTTTGCGCTCTGTATATCGCTTAATACTGTCAATCAGAGGTACTACTAGCTGCGTAAGTCTGTCCTCAAGCGCTTGATCTGCCGTATATCTAGCAGCCTCTAAACTTGATGCGTAGAGGTACAAATCAGGTGCATTTGTCAGCAGCCAATTAGATGTATTTGAATTGCTCAGAGCCGTGACTTTTGGCGTGTAGTAAAGCGTGTAAGCTTGACCAGTTGACGAGCCGAAGATGCGAATCTTGTTGTTCTCAAGCGCAAAATATTTGGGCGCTGTCATCGTGTAATCTACGGGCTGAGAACCATAGTCAAGATCGTACTCAGTGCCAGAGTAAGTACACGTCACGCGCACTACTTCGCTGAAATCTGTCGGTAAAGTCGCATACTCTCCAGTAGTCGTGCCAGCTACAGAAATGCGCAAGTCTTTTACGTTGATCTCGCGGAATAATGCCGCTTCTGCGCGTTCAATGAACTGTGGAATTTGAGTAGTTAAATCCGTTCGATGCAGATAGTCTGCAATCGCTGTCTTGAGTTCTGAGTAGGTCATTTGAGGAACTTATCGAATGTGCAGAAATGCGGATTTTGTCGAATCCAATTCAACAAATACTTATTTCGTTCTTCTACGTTTTGAATGCGTAAAGCGTCTTGGTAGATCGCCATTGGAACAGTGCCAACACGAGTGCCAAGCCCTTCTTTCCATCTGTCGCCAGCAGTAACCGCTCTGGCCTCTGCTGCTTCTTTGAGTAGCGGTGCAGCATCGAATGAGCGCTTGTTTACTACTTGCTCACCGTCAAAAATGATCTCTGTACGAGTGCCGAAAGCATCCACACCTTCGTCAATCTTGAATGTTCCGATTGATTCCAATTTATTCTCCTGCGCTTCACAGCGTTAAGAAGGTGGAGCCGAAGCCCCACCCTATTACCCTACAGATTAGCCACCAGTTAAGTCACTGATCTTGCCCTGAGCAGCAGGAGCACGAACAGACAAAGTACAGTCAGCAGTAATCAAGATGCGCTCAGAATCGCCAGTTTTTGCTAATGGTGATTCCTTGATGCCGTCCAAAAAGGCCACGTCAATGTAATCAGTGTTCAGGATGAATGCATCTGTGGAACCAGACATCATGTAATGTGGAACGATGTTGATTGCACCGAAGTCACCCATGTACACGTCAGCACCTACGATGATCGCGCCTTGTTGTGATTTGGTTTTCAAATCCAAGCGGTTAGTAGCGATACCAGTAAAGCCAGAGAACACAACTTTATGCGCTGGTGACAAATAGATTTCGCCCGGTTGTGTACCGCTGTTCGTGAAGATGGACTGTTGAACAGTAGAGACTAAAGCCGCTGTCAATGCGCGACCCGTACCAGAGGTCGGAGCAGTTGTTGGAGCACCTGAAGTCCAAGCCGCTGTAGAGCCGCCTACACCGTGAGAAGTGTTAGTAACACACTGCACAGCCAAGCCGCCCATTTTGCCAGCTACAGAAGTTGTAGCAGCTACAGCAGGGTTCAAAGACACAACAGTTTTTTCAATGTCGCGCTTCAATTCTGTCATTGCTTTGGCTTTGAGATAGCCCAACTCTAAACCACGGCCTGCTTTCTTGATTAAGTTAGCGCGGCGAGAAACACCGATTACCTTTGTCAAGATTTGGCAATGATTGCCTAAGCGCTGAGTGGCTGTTTGGCTTTGCAATGTCGCATCGTCACCGTCAATCGCTGCGTTAGTGGAAACAGGAGCAGCCAAAGAATCAACTTGCCATTCGTGGAAAACGGACGTTGCTGTTACTTTTTGCGCTGCGCTAGTAATTGGCGTTTCAGTTGGGGAAACTTGGAAGATCTTGTCGATCAAGTCCTCACGATTACCTTTGACTGAAGCCGCTTGAAACAAATTTGATGGAACTGCCATGATTATGACTCCTAAAAATTAAGATAAGTACGAAGCCAAATCGGAAAGCTTGGCGCGACCAGACTTGAATTTCTGTTCGAGTGCTTTGTCTTTCGGATTTGAGACGTTTTGTTTGTTGGGCAATCGCGGAGCAGACTCAGCCTTTTTGGTGACTTCTGCCTTCTTCGATTGCAATTCACGATAAGCAGCCGCGTCCTTCATCATCAGAACGGCTCTGTGGTCGTAAATGTTTGCTAGTTCTTCGGGCGAAAACCCGTAATTCTTTGAAGCGTTGGAAAAGATGCCCTCAAGCGCAGCACGATCAATCTTTGCAGCAGAAAGAGCCTTCCAAGCATTGTCAAACGCTTGTTTGCGCATCATTTCTTGCTGTTCGAGCATTGCCGCTTGAGCTTGCTGCTTCTCTGCCATTAGCTGTTGATCTAATGAGCCGAGATAGGCTTCAATTTGCTTCTGTCGCTGATTTTCCATAACCCATCCTGCGGGATCGGTTTCCGCGAGATAAGCCATTTCTTGTTCAGTCTTTATTCCAGCCATTTGCACAATCGCTGCGCGAGTTACCTCGGCCTGCTGCAAATATTTGGATTGGATTTCTTGATGTTTTGCTTGAAGTGTCTGGACGGCTTGATGTTCTCGCTCGGCTAGCGCTTGAGTCTTACGAGTGTAATCAGCTTGTCGTTGGTATCCCTTAACCAATTCTGATTCGGGAACCTCTTCGACTACTTCGGAACCATCTTCTGTTTTGATGGTGACTTTTAGTTTTCGCTCAGGTGCAGGCTCTTTTTCCTCTGATTCTTCATCAGATTCTTCTTCGTCTGTCTGATCGTTTGCTTCTTCTTCTGTGTCGTCATCGTTGACGGTAGAATCATCAGCGTTTTGTTCTGCGTCATCTTGTACTTCTGATTCCTCGGAGGGAGTGTCAGCTAAGAGAGCAGCTAAGTCGTTAATTGTGGTTTCGGGTGCGTTAGCGTGTCCGTCCATGTTTACCTCAAGTCAATAAATCCCCCCTTTGGCACTAGGAGGAAATAGCAGCGCTTCTCAGCGTTTGCGTGTGGTTAAGTGCCTAACCTGAAATCTTGCGAAAGAATCTCCGTGGAGTGCTTTCGTTTCTTGCGTCATCCAAATCAATCTTGTGTTGAACCATCTTGCCTTGTTCAACCAGACCTACAAAGATGCCCTCAAACTTATCCGTTAGCTTTGCCAACTGAAGCAAAAGAAGTTGTCCTTCCTTGTCGCGGATCGGGCAGTTTTTCCACTGTTCCGTAACGCTGTTTCTTAACGTTTCAAGAGCCAACTTGAACACATCTGACTCGATGATCCTTGCTGCCTCTTGGCCTCTTGCGATTACTTCACGTTCTTCTATTTTGTTCATATTTACGCTAAGAGTAGTAATTCAACATCTTCTTCGTCTTGCATCTGTCTCAAGCGTTCAGCAATCAAAACAAGCTGATCGAACTGCGCTTCCTGAAACAGTGCTGGAAGGTCATAGGACTGATTAAAACGAACGCTAAGCGCTTCGACCTCTGCTAAGTCAATTGACTCCGCAGCAGGGTAAATCTTCTCTCTTAGGCGCTTTCTAGATCTCCTAGAAGTCTTTTGCGCCTTTTGTATTGCTTCATTTGCTGCTTGTTCTGCCAGAAGGAACTGATCTGCTTCTTCTGGCGTGTTGAACAGTAAAACTTTTTTACCGCGCCTTACATAAACTCGTGATACTTCATTTGTCGGTATGCTTGGCGTTTGTGATCCACCCGCGCCACTGATAAGGCCGAGCGTGAGTAGGTGAATCCACATTTTTAGGTATTAGTGAATATAAAAGTTTGTAAGCCTGTTTCTGCATCTTCATCAATTGAAACAAGCGTTGGCTGCGTTACGTTTACCGTAGAGACTCGCACAATAATGTCACCCGCTAAGCAATCGCCAATTGCAGGTAAGTTGCCAATACCCATAACGACAGTTACACCATCGTCATTTGTTGAGCCTTCGCACGTTGTCTCAGATACTGAATTGCCGTTTTCATCACGAATAATCGTTGTTACAGATGCGCTCTTTGTCATGATTTACCTTAAATGTAGGATAGATTTACTTTGACTTGACCTGCTGCAACTGCTGTCGTATCGGTATCACCTACCGCGCCTGTTATTGAATAGCAGATGCCTGTACCGTGGCGCAGACCTTTTGCACCATAGTTTATGTTGATTGAATCGCCCGCTGGAACCTTGAACCATGCTGAAACCGCTGTCGTGCCTACTGTCACAGTAGTTGAGTTGTGGAGCTTGAAGTAAGCCACACCCGCGCCATTGTTGTTAACCGTAAAGCCGTAAACTGTCCCTGCTGAAGCCTTAACCACTGTGCCGTTAGTTGATGCCGCACTGTTTAAAATGTTGGCCGTTGGCGTAACTGGCGTACCTTCGTTTGATGTAACTGTGCCAGATGCAGTTACAGAGCCAGAAACAGGCTGGATAACCGAGTTAAAAGAAGTCTGAGAGCCCCACACGTTTAATGTGGTCGTGCCTGCTGTCGTTGCTGTCGTCAAACGCAATCGGCAATACTTAGCCATCACATTAGTTGCACGTAAGCCAGCCGCATTAAATGTCGTGCTAGATGCGCCTGCGTCACTTACTAATGTTGCGGTGATCGGCTGCGCAAAGTCAGCAGTATTTGACCATTGAGTTGTGACAACGCCCGTTGTTCCCATGCTGTTACATTGGATGAACAGCGAACGCAGTTGCGAGCAATCAATCACAATTAAATCGGTATTGATAACAATCACACCAGCCTGACTGTAAGAGAACTGCTGCAAAGGAGCCGCAGCCGCTACAATCTTTTCAGCGTCAGACATTACGCCAATTTCTAGCTTGTTGTGATTCTTCCCTGTGATGTAATCCACCACCACCGTTGTTGTTGATGCAGGAGCGGAACCGCCATTGATACACGTTACGCTTGCTTCCATTTCGTCATGTTGTGACGGAATAGCCTTTGTATGCTCCGCGACCAATACGCCATTGATAAAGAATCGGCATGACTCGGTCAATTGCTCAATGCGATAATCAAGAAGAGTCGCAGTGGTCAAACCAAAGGGAATCGTTACCGTGGTTGTCTCTGTTTCTGCTGCACTTGGTGTTGTTGTCGGGTTTCTTGCGCTCTCGCACTTAACCGTTGTGTTTGTTGTGCCATCAACCAAGAAACGAGCAAACCATTTATCGCTTACTGTGAAAGCCTCAGTCATCCCAATTCGGAATGATTGATTCGCAATGCGTTGACTAATAGACAGACGCGCACGATAGACCAATGGAGCAAAGTCCATATCACGGACTAAGCGAGTAATAGAGTTAATTGTCGTGCCAGTGGTCATTGTTGCTTGACCAGATGCGACAGAGATTGCACCGCCTGAGCCTGTTGCAGGCCGAACCAATGCACGAGAAGCCGCACCGCTTGAGCCGCCTACATACGTGGTACGCAAGGTGATTTGTGTGTCACTATCTACGCTTGCAATGCCAACCCATGCCGATTCACCATCAGCATCGAGCTTGAAATAATCTTTGTAATGGACATCAGCAGCAAGGAAGCCAGTCCCCGTTACTGTATCGCCTGATACCGTTACTGAGCCGATAGAAACAGCCAGCGATGTATTAGCAAAGTTTACTCGGAATGTACCTTCATCAGTCGTCACAGCGCCACGAGTTACCAGAGCGCCAGAAGGATCAACATGCAAAGGAAGGTTTCCAGTATCAGGAGCGCCACTGTAAGCAGGCCAATACTCAGCACCAGCCGCGAACAATGCACTAGGCATATAGTCCACAACTGGATTACTTACACCGTCACCGCCTAAGTCGATTTTAGAGTATGGAACTTTTACGCCCGATACATCATCGGCCTTGTATGTATCGCCATTTGCTACGAAGTTATCAGCCATTATTCACCTCTACTGACTGAACACCTACAGCGCGTCCAGAAGCGTCACGAACGATCTGCTTAGGCTTGCTCAAATGCTGTGCTAGTTGGTTGATTGCTTCTGCTGTCTGCGCTTGCATCATCATGATTTGATTGATTGGTGAGGGATCGCCCATTGCTTGAGCGTCGCCAATCTCAGCGAGTAATTGATCGCCATTTTCGTTACCAATGTTCGCAACACGCAATTTAACTCGCGCGTCTAGCTCAGCTTTCCACTTTTCAAACTCTAAGCGTTGCTGTTCCATAGCCGCATCAAACTGAGCTTTCATCTGTTCGCGTTCTGCGTCACGTTGATCGTTTGCCGCTTGAAGCTCTAAATTAGCTTGGATTTCCAAACGTTTCGCTTCAGCCTTCATTTGCTCGATCTGCATTTGCATTTGAGTTTCGGCTTGGTACTTCTGGATTTCTTGCTGCATTTCCGCTTGCGTCTTTTGTGCGTCAGCTTGCGTTTTCATCTGCAACAACTGAACCTCGATAGGCGGTTGCTGTGGCTGTGGAGGTGGAGCGTTGCGCGGGTCTTGCAAGAAGTTTTGCACGTCCTTAAAGCCGCTGTTCTCAACAATCTTCGCCATTGTGTGATACAAGTTTTGCGGGTTCGCCAATCCCATCGGCATACCTGCTTGTTGCATCTGGTAGATAGTCGTCAATTGAGCCGCTTTTGCTTGGCTGTCACCTGTTCCTAAACCTACATTGATTGTCATGTCGTAGGAGTCGCGCCACTCGTTCGGATCGTACTCTACAAACTCATCACGCAGACGGAAAGCAAGCTTTTGCATGTCACCATCAGTCAGCACTTTAAGAATGCCTTGGAATACTGGCTTAATCAAAGTTTCAGCGATAATGCGGGCAATCAGCTCAACACGTTGCTGTGATGCGCTTTGATCGATCTGGCGACCTGTAGCCGTGTTATTCAGGCTGTCAGGATTCATGCCCATGCTAGTACGAGATACGCCTGTGCGGTTTTCTCTCATGCCTTGAACATACTCAAGCATAGGCATAGAAGCGCCAGCACTGAAAGGCGTTACCTGTTCGCTGATCGCGTTCATATCGCGTTGACGCAAGATGCCGCCCGGTCTCGAGTCCAGCAAATCATCAAGATTAGCCAATGGAGACCAGTTGGAATCAGTCAGAACTTTAGTGCGCGGGTTATTCGTCAAATACAGATTGTTGAGCGTTTGGCGCAGCAATTCTGTGTGCAGCTTTTGAAGATCGCTGACCAAATCCCAAATAGATTGACCGTCCCATCGATGCGTATTGAGAATCGGTGAAGCAGTCGCAATTGGCACATGAGACACAACTTCGTTCTTCAATATCTTGTCTTGCAAACGATAGATACAGCGTCTTTCTGCTACACCATCACCATCCATATCAACCAATACGAACTCAATACGCAGCCAACCATCAGACATAGACTCGTCACCATAGTCATCGTCAAGGTTATAGCCGAGCGTAGAAGTGTCAATGCGGTTTACATCTACTAAACGTGTAGATGTCCCGCTTGGTGCGTCAGATGCCTCTAGATCGTCATCCTCGCTTACTGTCAGCCCCATTTCCTTGAGGTCTGACATTGTTATGCGCATTAAACGAGCAACATAAGGACATTCTTGCAGCAGTGGTGAAGTCCATTCACGATCAACAAGCAAATCTTCTGGCGAAAACGCTTCCACCTTACAAATAGTGCGCTTCTCTGTTTTCTTCAGACGTCCATCGTAAGCAATTACAGGCTCCCCAATTTGATCGAGAACAGGCTGCCCATCTTGGCCCATCATCGGAACCTGATTGACTGCTTCAATCTCTGCATCTTGCTCTTGCATGAGCATCGCTAACATTTCTTGAGTCGCGCCCTTGAACGGAATACTTGAGACCGTTTCTTTTGTCTCTTTGCGCCACATAACAGCACAATTGCGCACTGTCAGCATGTCCTTAATAGCCGTGTAGAGAACTAAGAAGCCGTTATTTTGCTTGTAGAACACATAATTACATGCGTCTGTAGCTTGTTCAGCGCCTTTTACATCTTTGGCTGTCGTTGGCTCAAATGAAACCGCTTTGTCTGTGCTTGTGAATGTCTTTAATAATGCAGGGAGAATCCACTCTACTGAGTCGGAAACGTCAGAAGAAACGACTTTAGACCAACCG